GTCTTTAACTTGGCCGGTCTTTATCAGAAAAGCCAAATCCTCTGCCTTAGTATCGCTCATGGTTATCTCCTTATGACCAACTAGTTAGTATTGATACGGATATATCAGCAGTGAGCAAATCCCCTGATGCTGCTGATAAAACTGATGGTGCGCTTACGGTGCCAACATTCATCACAATTGCAGATGAGTTGAGCAGATTAAATACTGCAACGATGGTGTCCTCGATGCCGTTTAGATTGCCTTGGTTATCTAACATTGGCACTGTCATTAACACGCGAAAATTTGCCAGCGGTGGAATGACTTGCACATTGTTGCTTGGCGTTATGTATGGATCAGCAGGCACAATGATTACAGAATTGGCAGTAATTACACTTGGCGGGTAAGCGTAAATGTTCCAGACACTTGCATTGGTAAGAGCTGTTGCAAGTGTGGAGCGCAGGGTTGTAAGTGCGGTTGTCATCTACCCCAACATTCCCGCTGGTGATAACCACGGAGCTAACAAGCCACGGATTGATGCCATTAAAGTATTCGACATTCTAAATGGTGAACTGGAATAACCGTCAACGCTTTGCCCACCGTTTTGTGTACTCATGCGCGATTGCCAAATATTTTCAGCAAGGATTAACGCCGCGGTTTGAATTGCGGCGGTGTTTGCGTATGTTAAAGTCTTTGTGTCCGCGCCTAGCATTAACCCGTATGGTTGAATTAAATGCCAGTAATCATCGGGCGCGGTAATAGCGCATTGGATAAATGAATAACCGCGCGGGAAGTTGGTGTAAGGAAAATTATAGTAATTGACCATTGTTACTGCGCTGCCTGATGTCCACGGAATTGTGCCAGTAATAGTGCGTGATCCGTTATAGGTCGCACCTGCGCCGCTGACTGTAACAACTTGGTTATAGCTAAAGATGCCCGGGTTGGCTAAACCGATTGTGGCAACATTGGATGAAATAGAAACCCCGACTATGGGAGCAGAATCAAAGTTTAAGAATTGGTTGATTAAATCCTCTGCCGTTTGGCAAGTAACTTCAATCCAATCATAGGCATCGTACAAAGTGCCAACGCCCAGTGATGCTTTTAATGTTGCGGCGGTGCAATATGTAGCTGCCATTTCTCCACTCCTTAAATAAGACTTGCAGGGTCAGGGCCTCTGTACCCTGCAAGCCGACTTAGTTATTTATTAAGTAAGGTCGAATAGTCTGACACCTGTGGCTTGTTTAACAAGCGCGCAGTTGTAAGAATAAATGGCCATGTTTACTGACATTGATGAAACAACATTTACCGAGAAGTAAGCAGATGGGGATGAATAAAATGTTGCTGCTTCTGGTGCGATGATCATTGCTGAATTGTCAATGACTGTTGTTGCAGTGAAGTTCGGACTCACAAAAAGATTAAGCCCGAGTACGTTACCTTGAATTGATGACGGTGTGATGGCACCGGCTGAGTTCATTGGATAGTTGGCTGAATAAATTGGTCGGCCAGTTGAATCAACAAAGCCCATAATGGCTCCCCATTGTGCGCCATTTGCCAAATACGAACGGGCAAATAGTGATGTGCTGGTGTAAACCAACGGTGCTTGTGTTGATACAAACGAAATGATGCCAGCGGAAGTTGCAGCAGATGAAACTGTTGAAACTGTGCCACCAGCAATTAAAGCTGCAAGCATTAACTTATCTTGCGCAGCTAACATTGCGCGTTCCATTTGAATTGTAAGTTCATCATAGAAAGCAGGATTATTACTTGACCTTTCTAAAAGCTCTATCGTGACCGTTTGTGCGCCGGCCGACTTGGTTACGGTTCCGGTCAAATAAGCAGTGACCATTCCGGTTTCGCCCGGTGTGCCTGACTCAGCCACCGTTGCCACTACGGGCGCGGTGCTCAGCTTAGGAATTGAAAAGGTCATGCCTTCGCCCGGTAAAACGCCGCGAGTACACGCATCAATTGATGGGGTTGCAAAATTGTTGTTGCTAATAAATTCGTTCATGTAAATTACAGGATTAAACGCTGGGTTGGTTGATCCGATTGAGTCAGCAGCAGCCCGAACCACCATTGGATCCTCGGCGGCTTTAATCCAGAGTGCTGATGTGTCATTACCTAAAGCCGCTTTTACGCGATGCTCTGTGTAGCGACCCATTGAAGTAATGCCGTGTCTTACAGTTTGTGAATTTAACGGATTGTAAGTATTGGCCGTGATTGGTCGTGAGGCTTCGACTACGGGAGCAGTTTCCACCTCTGGTGTTGCGGCAGCGGGAGAATTCTCCACGATGGCCTCGCTTTCATTTGTCGTTGGGTTTGGTACATCTACTGCTTCGCCTTCGCTTGCAGCAATTCTTTTGATTTGTGCATTTTCGAATGCCGGAATTTCCACTAATGACACTTCCATTAACTTTGCAGCTTTAACTAATAAATATCCGTCAGGATGTGGCTCAGATTTCTGCACTTCCACTCCCACACTCAAGCCGCCATACAATTGTTCTGATGCCATCAATAATGCGTCAGTGCCAGCGGTTGATGCGCTTACCTTAAATGTTCCATAAATGTTTTGTTGTGTAGTAACAAGAGATTGAGCGCGGCCAAGTATTGCATTGGGTTGATGCTGCAATAGCAGTTTCACCTTAGCTGTATCATTGATCGCAATTGACCCGCGCTCAAACATGACAGGCCCGACACTTGTTGCCCCGACTTCGCCAAAAGGTACAACGACACCTGCAATTATTCTGCGTTCGGTATCTGCCGCCTCTATTGCGCTAGAGAATGTTAATATCATTGACGCCTTCTCCTATTCCCATTGGTGTTAGCTGTTCCATTGCTTGCGCTTGTTCAACAGTAATTAAATTAAGATTTATCATTTTTTCAATAACATTTAATCTTGTCATTGCATCAGTGCGCAAGAATGTTTCATCGACCGCCATTTTTACAACATTTCCACGCGGGGTTAAATCATCAAGTGATAAACGCGCTTCAATGCTAGTTATGAAAGGTTGCAAAGATAGTGCAACGAGATCGCGCCGGCCGTCAATAACATTTTGATAAGTCATTGAATTGCCTTGTGCTTCCGCACTTAAATAGAAAGCCGGAATATTGCACAATCTGCTAATTTGAGTTGATAAATACTGGGATGCTTCCGTGTACATCATATCTTTCGGAGAAAATGAAGTCGGAACATAATCTAAAGTTGATGTCAAAAAAGCAGTTGAACGCGATGCTCTAGCGGCTTTCCATGATGCTAACAAACCTTGAACAACGGCTTCCGGCAGGTCAGCTCCGGAATTTTTAATGTGACCCGACGGAACCGGTGTTGCCGATGCAATTGAAGCCGCTTTTTCTAAATCTAACGCTGATTGTATTGTGCGCGCACCTGTTGTTAAAATACCTTGTGTCAATGCTTGGAATGTAACTAAACTTCCAACACCTTCCATCGGTAATCTTTTGTTATTCATTGTGTAATATAGAACTTCGCTGCCCGATGCATCTAGCGTTGGCAAAATTCTTGTATTTTGTACCCATTCAAATCTTGATGGCCGACCTGTCGATGCTTCTACTTCGGTGACAAACCAATACGCAACGCCGTAAAATAATAATGAATCAACTGTCCATGCAATTGTGACTGCTCGCGGTTGTCTAATATCTGGTTGGTCAAGCCATGTTGGATTGATTAACTCTGCACCAGTTTTTTCATTATACAATTCCAATGGCAACGAACTTAAAACTCCGCTAATTAAATTACGACATCTAGAAACCGATGGCACTTGCATTGCACTAAAGCGATCAACGCCAGCACCAATGTTGCTTATTTGATTTGAATTCCAATAACTAGAATTACCGTATGGTAAATCCATAACTGCGGGCGCATATTGCGCATCTAGTTTTTCGGGTGTCTTATCTACTAATCGCAATGCCGACAATAACCCCATAGCGGGATAATAGCCCTATACCACCCAATAGCGACATAGGGCGCAAAACGGACATGCGGCGTGTCTAAATCTGACTTTGTTATGTCTGGACATCCACCCGACAGCGGGCTATGTATTTATCAAGATCTAAAATTGTGAAATAAACAGATTTGCCCATTTTGATAAATGGGATGTGATGAGTGCGCGCGCGTTGCATCCATCGTTCGCTTACATTTAGATAAACAGCAGCCTGCTTGCGTGTGAGTAATGGCGATTGAATTGACATAACGACAGGTTACACCGATTGGCTGACAACAGAGTGAATTGGTTGGGGATATTGGGGATGTGCTTTATACCGCGACGATTTGGGGAATTGAAACTGGCTCATTCATTTTGTGAACAATCATGGCCAGCGAAATTGCAGCTGCAATACA